CAGCGCCTCGCTGGTCAGGTGCCAGGTCTTGCGCGGCGTCATGCGCGGGTTGCCGTCGGCCGGCACCACGTAGCCCGGCATGTAGATGAGCTGGCCGCCGACGGCCAGTCCCGCGTTGTCCTGCATCATGCGCAGCGCCGAGTTGGCCAGCGCCTGCGACGTGCGCATCTGGCGCGGCACGCCGCGGCCGAAGATCGTCGAGTCGTCGCGCGCGTAGTTGAAGACCTTGTAGGCCTTCTCGGCGTGCTCGCCCATGACCGACAGCGCCGCCTTCACGACGATGCCGTGCATGAACCAGATGTTGCCGTGGTACTCGGCGAGCGGGTCGTCGCGCACCGGCACGCCGGCGGCGATCAGGTCCGCCGCCTCGATCGGGCCGGTGTACTCGATCAGCTCGTAGCGCTCGTCGCGGCTGGCGGTGTCGCCGGCGATGGCGCGCAGTTGGATACGCCAGTCCAGCGTCACGTTCGGCGCGTGCGGCGAGGCGGCGAGCGCGCGGCGCAGCGCGTCGCGGTCGAAGCCCGGCTGCTTGGCCAGTTCGCGCAACTGCTGGCGCGTCACCAAATGGCGCTCGAACTCCGACTCCGAGTCCTGGATGCGCACCACCCCGCTCTGCGGGTAGAAGTGCCATGGATCGACGCGCACCGCATGCGGGCGCCGGTCCTCGATGATGTCGGCCACGTACACCGAGCCGGTGGCGTCCTTCAGCGCGCGCCACGAGCGGCGCAGGCGGTGGCGCACGATCGGCCCCTTCAGGATGCCGATGCCCAGCACGCAGGCGTCGTGAATGACCTCGCGGATGGTCGCGTTGTAGCCCGCCTCCGCGAGTTGGTCGTCCATCACGTCGCGCATGCGCGCCGCGCGCTTGGCGGCGACCTCGCGCACCGCCATGGCCAGGTCGCCGGCCGTCAGCGGGTTGCCCTCGGGCGTGGTGCCGATCGACTGCGTGCTGGACTCGAGCTCCCACAGCTCGGGCATCGGCGTGGGCTTGATGTCCCAGTTGCGGTCGTCGGTCGGCAGCACGTAGTCGGCGATGCGGGCCTCGACCGCATCGGTCTTCGTGCGCGTGATGTTGATGAAGGCCTCGCTGCCCTCGTTCTGCTTGATCTGCGCGAGCACCTGCGGGTCGTACTGCCCGTTGTACTGGCGCAGGTCCTCCAGCCAGCGGTTCTCGACGTGGCGGCGGTCGTTGACGCGCTGGTCGAACTCGGCCTGCAGGCGCTGGCCGAGCGCCCCCAGGCGGGCGGCGCGTTCCTCGATGGCGTGCTGCTCGCGCTGCTCGGGCGTCATGCCCTGCGTGTAGTCGGTCGGAGCCTCGGCCATCATCAGAGCACCGCCTGCAGTCCGCAGCGCGCGTCGTCAGCGAGCAGGACGACCGTCGAGCCATCCCATTCGGTCGGCACCGAGCCGCACAAGGGGCCGCGGGCGGGCGACACCACGCGAATCGCCGATCGCGGGTGGCGCGCCTGCTCGATTTCGGCCGCCCAGCGCAGGAACCAGCCGGGCGCCAAGGGTCGCCAGAAGACCGCGCTCGCGTCGTCCGGCTGCATCAGGCGGCATCCTGCGTGGGCGGGCGCGTCGTCGCCCCGCGCGCGCTCGGCTGGCCTTCGTCCTTGATGCACCAGAAGGCGAATGGCAACACCTCATGGTCGGCGCCCGGGCGCGCACGTCCCGTGAGGACGTTGGCGCAGTACCAGGCGCCGTGCATGATGCCAATTCGCTTCGGGTACGCGAGCCCGGCGCCGCAGCAGCGGCAGCGTGAGAAGGCCGCGTAGATCAGTTCGTGGTCCGCGAAATAGCGCACATCCGGCGCGCCGCGCTCGATTGCGTCGATCCTTGCCGCGATCGCATCGGCCTCAGCGATGCGCTGCTGTGCGCGCTGCGCGCGGATCGCGTCGGCCCGCGCCAGAATTTCGTCGTCGGTCATGTCCTGTGTGTCCTCTAGTAGCCCATACCGCCGGGATTGGCGAACGGCGCCACCGCGGCCGTGCGGGCCTTGGGTCGCGCCGGCAACGCGAAGGTCAGCGCCAGTGCATCGGCGCCGTCGGGCGACTTCAGCCCGCGCGCGCGCATGCGCTCCTTGCTGTCGAGCACGGTGCGCCGGCTGCTGTCGTAGGTGAACTGGCGCATGCACAGTTCGGTCTGCAGCAGGTCGTCGTCTGGCAGCTTGCAGGGCGCGTCCTCGAGCCACGCCTTCATGTCGCCCCACATCTCGTCGAGCCGGCGCGGGTACTTGTCGTCCTGCACGGCCGTCTCGCCGAAGTTCACGCGCAGCACGGGGTAGCCCAGCTCGCGCAACCGGTCGGCGATGCCGCTGCCGTAGCCGCCGGTCACGTCCACGTTGATCGAGTCCGGGTGCCAGCGGTCGGCGATGCGCGCCACCGCGCCGACGACAGCCATCTGGCCCTTGCCGTGCCAGCGCTGATACAGCGTCGCGGCGTCGCGGCCGACACGGCCGATGAGCACCGTGTCGTCGGTGCCGTACTCGGCCGGGTCCAGGCCCATGATGCGGGCGCCGCGGGCCTCCACGTGCAGCGTCTTGCGGGCGCGCTCGACCAACGCGATCGGGATGAACACGTCGCCCGATGCGCGCGAGAACGCCAGCGCCACCGTGGCCGGGTACTCCTGGTCGAACAGGCTCTCGTCGCCGCGGAAGTCGGTGATGATCTTCTGCCGGCGCCAGTACATCTGCGCGCGCGTGAGCTTGTAGGCCTCGCCGTAGTCGACGTCGTTAGCGCTCGGCACCCACTGCCGCGGCGGCTCGAGCGCGTACTCGTCCTGCCAGTACCACGGCACGAAGAGCAGCCGGTAGTCGCCCTTGCCGGCCAGCGCGTCCATGCACATGCCGTGGAACAGGTTGCCGACGCCGTTGGCGGTCGACTCCAGGATGATCTCGGTGCCCGGCAGGTTCGGCACGATCTGGCCGATGCCTGCCATGTGCTCGATCGCGTTCGGCCAGTAGGCGACCTCCGAGCCGTGGAAATACTGGGCCGTGGCCGAGCGGCCCGTGCCGCTGCTGCCGGCGGTGGCCACCGAAAACTCACTGCCGAGCCGGTCGAACTCGATGCCCGTGGCCGAGAACTGGCGCGTGCTCGGCTTCAGTTGCGCGGGCGCGTGCTCGTGGTAGCGCCGCGTCATCCCGAACAGGTTGCCCGTGGCCTCGGCCAGGTGCGTCAGGATGAACGCGCGCTTGCCGAACTCGCCGCTGACCTTCCAGTAAAAGCGGCCCTCGACGTAGGTCGAAAACCCCTGCTGCCGCCCCTTCAGGCCGATGATGCGCACCTTGCCGGTTTCGGCGCGCTGGCGCTCGACCTCGGCGTGCAGGAAGCGCTGCGCGCGGTTCAGCCGCAGCGGGACGATCGAGCCCGCCTTGTCGCGGATCTTGAGGATGCGCGGCGCGTAGAACTCGAAGTCGCTGCGCAGCCTACGCAGCTGCGCCAGCGCTTCCGGCGTCAGCGCCATCGCTCTCGCTCTCGGCCGCCAGCGCCTTCAGGTAGTCCTCGACGCCGACCGGGTTCTGCGGCGTGCCGACGTTGGCCAGTCGCGGATGCACGTAGGGCGCCGCCTTGGCGGCCGTCTCGGCGGCCAGCATGCGCAGTTGCAGCGGCGAGTAGACCTTGGCCGACTGGCCTTTGCCTTCGACGTAGGGCTTGTCCTCGCGCGCGCGGTCGCGCAGCCAGTACATCGTCTCGGTCAGGATCTCCAGCGGCGTGGCGCCGGTTTCGCCGGCGGCGACCTTCTCCGCGATCGCCGCGATCACCTTCGTGCGCTTGTTCTGCGAGCCGGGCTTGCGGCCGGCCCCTGGGCGGGCGCCGCCTCGGCCGGAGCCTGTCGGCGAGCGCCTTGATTTGGCTTGATTTTTTTTCATCGGTCGAGTTGGGTTGGGTCGGGGTCATCGGTCGGCGGCTCCATGCGCAGCGCCGCGCGCGCGCGGTCCAGGGTCGCCTGCGGCACCGGGCCGCCGGCGTCGACCGCGTCGAACAGTTCGCGCAGCGCGCCGAGCAGACGCACGATCTGCCCGTTCTTGCGCACGCCGTCGTCGATCAGCTCGTCATGGGTGCGCGGCAGGCTCATCGGTTCACCGCAGGTGCGAGCGCAGGAACTCCCACACGATGTAGCCCAGACCGCCGATCGCCGTGATGACGATCCAGCCGCCAGCGCTCGCCTGCATGCGCTCGAACAGTTTGGCTCTGCGGTCCTCGCGCGCGATGAAGCGCGCCAGCGCGTCGTGGTGCTCGCGGTGCTGCTGTGGGGTCAGGCCGCCGGTGTCCTGCTCGCGCAGGGCACGCACGACGGCCTGCGCGATCGCATCGAGGGTTTCATCGTCCACCGCTGCGGCCTCCCTCGCGCAGAATGGCGAAGATCTTCTCCGCGCTGCGGCCGCCGAAGTAGGCGGTCATCACCAGCATGCCCCACTGCCCGAGCAGTTCGACGTAGGCCGGTGCGACGTTGAACTCGGCGCCGGACAGCAGTGCCAGCGCCGTGTAGGCGGTCAGGATGTAGACGAGCACGGCCGGCCGCACGTTCTTGGCCAGCCACGAGTCCGACGCCATGTCGGCCTGCCAGCGGCCGGTGATCGCGGCCTGCTCGGTTTTCAGCAGATCGACGACGGCCAGCTTGATCTGCTGCTCGGCCTCGAGGATCTTCGCGCGCAGTTCTGGGGTGATGCCGCCCGCCAGTAGCCCGGCGAGCTTGGCCTCGTCGGCCACCTGGTCGCCGCTTGAGCCGCCGAGCAGCGCGTCGGCGAGCACCTTCACCGCGCCGCCGGCCAGCGGGCCGCCGAGCACGGCCGCCAGCCCGGGCGCGATCGTGCCGACCGCCGCTTTCCAGTCAAAGCCTCCCATCGTCGTGTCTCCGCTGTCGTGTGTCCCGTTCAGGCGGCGATCGCGCCGACGCGCCGCCGCAACCAGCCGGCGATGAAGCGCTCGTCCTTGGCGCGGCGCTCGGCCAGTTCGATGTAGAACGCGCCCTGCAGCGCGTTGAGCGCGCGCAGTAGCACGGCTTCACCGTCGGGCCGCTGCAGTTGGCGGCGCACGGCGTCGATCGTCATTGGGCCGATGAGCCCGTCGACCGTCAGATCGGGCCACAGCGCTGCGCCGTTGTTCAGCGCGTTCAGCGACCGCTGCAGCCACTTCGCCGCCTGCGCCTGGCCGCAGTTCACCGCCGAATCGAACAGCTCGAGAGCCAGCGACTCGGACAGCGCCGCGATGTCGTCCAGGCGCAGCAGCGTCCAGTACATGCGGCGGTAGACGAGGCGCGCGAAGTCGAGTGGTAACTCGCGCATATCGCCCAGGTAGCCGTTGGCGCGTGCCACTGCCTGCGTGATGCCGAAGCGCGTCGCGCCTCCCGAGTCGGCCGGGTCGTCGCTGAAGTCGCCCTCGATGCCGACGGTGTGCGCGAAGGCGCGCTCGAAAGCGGTGCTCATTGGGCGACCTCGCAAAAGAAACGGGCGCCGCGAAGGCGCCCGCAAGACCGCATGGAAGGAGACGGAAGACGTGGTCGGCCACGCCCGCGCTATCTGCGCGGTGCGTGGCCTTTGGCTCGTCTACATGGGATGGTGTCGGCCGCCGCGAGGCGAGCGCGGGCCTCGCGGGGCTCCGGGTTGTCAGGTCCGGCTACGTCGGAGGGTGCCCGGGCAGGATGGCGGGCACCACATTTTGCGCTCGTGCGCGCGAATGATACTGCAGGTTGTGGTGTCTTCGTCAAGCGCCCAGCAGATCGCACAGCGCCAGCCACGCCGAACGCTTGACCTCGATGACCAGCCGGTCGCCCGGCTCGTCGGACTCGAGCGGTTCCGCGTCCGCAGTGGCGGCACGCGCCGCGCACTCCAGGTCGCGCGCGAGCTCCACCAGCGGCCGGTGTTCCTCTCCGATCGTGGCGCCGCCGTCGACACACGCCGCCAGCGCAGCGCGCGCAAGCGGCGCGTCGTCGCCTCGTGGTGTCGTGTTCGTACCGGTGCGACCGTCTTCGTTCATGACTTGGCTCCTGAGAGTTGTGGCGGCGCGTCCAGCGCACCCTTCAGCCGCTGGATCGCCTCGGCGCCGGCGGCGTGATAGCGGCCGTGCAGGCTGTCGAGCGCGCGCCTGACCAGCGGCTCCAGCTTCTTCGGCGCCGCCAGCGGCGCCTTGCCGGTGCCGCGGCACGCCGGGCACAGGTCGTCGCTCAGGATCTCGCGGCCGTGCGCATCGCGGCTGTGCACGGCGGCGACCTCGGGGACCGCGCCGGCGTCGACCAGCACATCGCGCAGCAGCCGGTACTTGCGGCCGCAGCACAGCGCGCAGACGTCGAACAGCCAGTGCTCGAGGCTGATGCGGGCGACCTCGATGAGCAGCGCGCGCGGCACGAACACGCGCGCCCGAACCCATGCGCCACCGTCGACCAGTTGCGCCGGCAGGTCGATCGTCCAGCGCTTCTCGTCGGCCATGCGCTCGACCTCGATGCGCCACAGGTCGTGCAGCGCGCGGATGCTCGCCGCCTCGTTGGCCACCTTCGCGCGGTACGCGGCGGAGGCAAGGCGGCGGTCGGCCCAGGCCAGCGCCATCAGCTTGTCGACGTCGCACGGGCGCTCGCGCACGCGCAGGTCCGAGGACTGCGTGGCGTGCGCGTACTCGACCGCGAAGCCGGCGCGACCGCTCATTGCGCCCCCTGCGGCGGGTACTTCTCGAGGCGCGGCAGACCGGGCGCCACACGCCCCGTCGCGTCGTCGGGCCCGGGCCACTGCACGCCCGGCGTCCAGAAGCTGTCGAAGAACTCGTGCAGGTGCCAGCCGATCGGCAACCACAGCGCGCGGCCGAAGAACCACGGCGGCGTCACCAGCACCAGGTTGAAGGCGAAGCGCACGAGGACGCCGTCGGCGTACTGCTCGATCGTCGCCAGCCACCAGCCCGGCCGGTTCGGCACGACCTGCCCGGGCCCGCGCTGGCCCGGCTCGCCGACATCCAGCAGAGCGGGCAGCTCGTCGCGCAGCATTTCGGCGTAGCTGCGGAGCAGGTAATCGCGGCGTATGCGCGCCAGCGCATCGCTGCCCTCCGTCTCGCTCGGCGGCCGCAACACGTTCGGCTGCGGGAAGCTCTTGCCGACCCACTTCGCCAGTCGGAACGCCCTATTGCGCCACAGCCATCGGATGGATGCCCAGCGCCAGCCCCACTGCCAGTACACGTCGAGGATCGTCGGCTCGTACAGGCCCGCCGGCAGCAGCCCATCGTGGTCGTCCTGCGTCTCCAACCAGCGCAGCCAGCGCGGCACGCGATACATGGTCTGCAGTTGCGGCATGGGGGGCACGTCCTCGGTGTTCTTGCCACTCCACGGCACCCATACCGTGTGGTCGGTGGGCTGTGCTCGCCATACCGCGATCGGCGCCAGCGGAAAGGCCAGCAGCCCGCCGGCGAACGAGATCACCGCGGCCACCGGCCACCACAACACCGTGCGCACGCGGGTCCATCGGTTGCGCCAGCGGGTCCATGTGCTCGGGTTCATCGGCGGCCTCCTTGCGGGTTTGGGATCAGCAGCCCGCGCTCGACGAGCGCGCGCAACGTCTTGAGGTTCAGTTCGCGCTCCAGCGCGCGGCGCTCGTACTTCGGCAG